TCAGTATACGTTGACTGTCTAGTATATCCTGCCATTAGCGTCTTGCTCCTGCGTCAAATTCTAGCTGAAAACCCTTGAGTGTATAGGGCGAGGACAGTGCATTGTCCACCACCCGCATTGCTACAGCAAATCCACTACCCTCTACGGGCTGTCTAACGAGTGGGTTAGATTGACCACCGTATGTAGCCGTGCCATACACAGACGTTCCATACAGTGCCACAACCTTTGTCGAGTCAAACGGGTATGCCGCTGGTCGTGCTGCATCCGGTGACTCATAGTCGTATCGCAAGAACAGGTCTGAGTTAATTGAACCAGTTGGTGAATAGTTGATAATCACTCGCTGGAAGTTCTTGCGGATACCGGCATCTCCCATTGTCATATCGGGTGAACGATAGCGTCCGATGATATTAGTGCCATCAAAATCGTTGCCGGACTCTTGTCTGTACACATAGCCGTCGTAGCCACCGTGAAGTACAAAGGTTTCACCCTGTGCCGTAAACGAGTCTGTTGAAGATGGCTTGATACCTTTAGTGGTGGCAAACTCAAATCCCTGCTGCTTACGTACTGCAATAATACCTGTGGTAGTGCTTTGAACTGAACCGGCTACAGACTTAAACAAACGATACTGCGTCTTATCGGGAATGACTATGCTTTCAAACTCGTCTACGTCAGTGTCATCAAACAGTTCTTGGACATTGCGTGATATAGTTCCCAGTTCAACGTCATTAATTCGTTCAGTACCGGCGACAGTGCGAAGGCCATCTCGCCCAAGGAATATGATATCACCGGCAAGTTCTTGGACAGTAAACCCGTTAAGACATCCGATATCTCTAGTAATTGGTTGTAGTACAAAGTCTGCAATTGTGTTTCCTGTCAGCCTGTATATACGTTCTTCGCCAAAGATAATCAGTTCATTACGAAACGGAAACAGTGCCGTCACTTGGCTGTCAATACGAAGACTACCTGCGCCGTTAGCTGTACTAAAATCATCATCTGTAAACGGTGCAGTAAATACTATTTCTTCTGGATTAGCACTATGACCCGCAAAAAACAGTGCATCTTTAAACCCTGTCACAAACTTGGGGTTAGCAGGTGCGCCAGTTGCGTTAAGGTCTGTTACTGTTGTTCCGTCATACTTTGTAGCATGATTGGCACCGTCTGCCCAAACAATAAACTCTGTGCCGCCTAAATTGTAACGATGATGTGTATACTTACCTGCGTTAGTTCTGCCTGTATCAATCTGCGTCCAACTACCTGTTGTGCCAGCTTCGTATACTCTTTCCCCACGTGCAGCGATTACTTTATTGTTACCGTCGAAGAATGCCGACATCAATACTTTTTCAGTAGAAGCAGATGTCTGCGGAACAATATTACTGTTCCATTTAGTAAATCCATTAATGCGTCTGTAGCCACCACGTACGTCAGGCTCAAAATTTTCTAGTTCAAGAGCCATGCCGGGGTTCATTTTGAATGTCGGCTGGTCAAGAACGAGACCACCTTCACACGCAAACACATAAGGGCTAAGTTGTGCTTCATCAGCCATGTGTTATGCTCCTGATGGGAAAATA